CTGTTCTGACCACCCATCCAGCTTAATAGAAAACGGGTCATAACGCCCATTAATATATTCAGTCCCCGAGATAAATGCCATCAACATTTTTTGCTGAAATCTTACGCTTCCGTCCAATTCCTTTTCTCTTACAAGTCTGTTATATTCAGTCCTCATCTCTTCAATATCAGAGTTCATATTGAACTTGAACGGTATCTTAAATCCCTTAGATTCCATTCTGTCCAGCTGATATATTATCTCTCTCTTTTCGTTTATCTCGTTCTTTATTATTTCCTTAGGGCTCAAAAACTTATTCTTATTTTTGCTGCCGCTGCCGCCACGACCATCTTCGCTGCCTTCGCTTACTCCACTTACTCCACTTCCATCGCTTCCATCACTTCCCCCGCTTCCATCGCTGCTTCCGCTACTTCCGCTTCCGCTACTTCCGTCGCTTTCATCGCTGCCACCGCTGGCTTCGCTAATATTATCATCATATATTTTCTTGATTTTGTCGCGACTTGAACTCTTTTTACTAATATCACTGTCGCTCTCGCTTTCTATTCGCGAACCTCTACCGACCTTATCTTTATTGCGATATATATTGCCTATATTTTTCATATATTTCTTTTTACCACCCGATGAACTTCCGCGCGAAGAACCGCCTGAAGACATTGATATAACATCATCGCTGATTTTTTTCCTGTTAAACAATTCTTCATTAATACTTATATTGGATTGTTTGCCTCCTCCACCGCTCGGTATATTAAAACTAAAAGGTTGCTTATTAAAACTTTCTCTATTCAATTCAATTAAATCATCATTTCTATTATTAAAATTTGATAGTAAAGCCATATTATATATTTATTTGGGTATCAAATGTTTATATATCTATTATAATTTTTAAATGTTTATTAATACGCATTTTGCCAAAAAAATAAGTATCAGCGAAGCTATTTTCTATGCGATAGCCACGATAACCAAGCATTATAAAATAATTTCCCTGATTTTACATAATGTTCGGGGTGAAATTGTAATCCCAATATATCCCTCTTCTTATGATATAACATATCTATCATATTTTTCCTTTTAATTACAGCTTCTATATTCTTACCTACTTTGATAACAATATCATTATGAATATACCTATATCTTGTCTTTACAATATCAAAAGGATACTTTATTTTTAAATACCTATCATAGCTTCTAATATATCCCGCATCTCTTGCTCTGACATTAGAGAACTTCCCAAATCTTACAGGGATATATTGCATCCCATAGCAAAGCGCCAATATATGTATCTTGTTAGCGTGCTTAAATATTATCTCAGGGACCTTTGGAGAACTTCTATCAGTTATACGATAATCAGAACCAGATACTATAATAGCATCTAATTTGTCCCTGAGATTATTCAATAATTTGGCGATACCTTGCTCGTCATACCAATTTCTAAAAATTAATCTCGCATTTCTTATAGATTTTTTAAAGTTCGCCTTACATATATTAATACTATTCAACGCACGCCTGCTATACATCAATATTATCAATATTTTAGGACGCCTCTTCTTTTTCATTATTTTCATTATTACCAATTCTACTACTATATAGCTTATTATATTTATTAGTAATATCCCCCTTCGTATTACTTCTAATATATGATACAGCCTGTAAGCAAGCATCGCTCAAATCATCCTTCTTCTTATTTTCACCAAATATCTTCTGTAATTGCTCGTCCTCGCTAATATATTCGCGACACAATTCAATACTAAGCATCTTATTATTCTTATATTTATCCCTCCTAAATCCCTTCTTATTCCTCGCATCTCCTGCTGTCTTCGCAGCATTCGCGGTATTCGCTTCCATATTTATAACATAGATGTGGTTTTTCGTCTTTAATGAAGCATTGACAAGAACAACATTGCCGACCTCTTTATCCCAATATTTAATTAAACTAAAATAACCATAAATGATGTGCTGGATAGTTTTCATAATGCCATTTAAATTAGAAGGCTGATTCTCTATCAACACATAATCTATCATATTGATACCCTCGTTTTTTAACCCACCTATTAAATTATCCATCTCAATATATATTCTTTCAGATATATCATCAATCCCTTTAATCTCCTTCTTAGATGAAGCCAATGCTATGATACGCCAGTCCAATATCTCTAATATCTCAGTCTTTCTTAATATACATAGAGCAAGATTTTTAACCCCAATATCAAAACTAACATATATCATAATCCTAATATCATTATTATATCAACATATCCTTATTTGCTCGCCTCTCTTCAGCTTTTATTAAGCGTTTTTTGGATTTCGGCTATTATTTTAGGACTGTATGAGGTAATATTGTAATGCTTTATAAGCACAGCAAGGTCCTTCCAAAATGTATCGCCATCATATTTGGAATTGTATTTATTAATTTTCTTACATTTTTTATACAGCCATTTGTATGTCTTCTCTAAGTTTTCAGGCTTCTTTGATATCTTACCCAGTCTCTGTTCCTTTACCAATCTGTTAACATAGCTTTTCAACTCCTCGCATTTATTATAATTCGGCAAAGTCTCGCGTAAATCATAAAACTTCATATAATTATATGACGGGCATATTAATAGATTATCAGTATAATCTATAAATGTCGGGTTATTGTCTATTATTAATAATCTCTTGCTAATATCATAATTATTAGGTATCTTTATTGTCTTACTAATTAACGGCAGTATCTTGCTAACAGATTTCTTTATATTTCCGTATTTATCCATAATACAATTGTCGCGCGCGAATAATGGTCGGTCAAACTTAAAATTATTATGCTTCTCTATTATGGCTATCTCTTTGTTCGCCCATTTTTTCTCAGAAGCCGTATAAATATAAAAATAGCTCGATGGATATAGCTTTTTCATAGAATTTATAAATGTAAAAAAATGCGGTCGCACTAACAGCGATTTCTCCGAATAACTTTCATTCAAATATTTATTACACAGCGCCGTATATCGGTTTAATCCCTTCATCTTATATTTTTTTACAAATTCAATAATATTATATAAATCACATTGATAATTACAATCACCTATAATAGTTCCGTCCAAATCTATTATAAATATATACGGCTCCATATTGCCCCTCTTATCTTCTTTGTTATTCATTAAATCTATTATAATATTATATTAGAATATTGCTTTATAAATAGAAGATATACAAAAATAATGGCTGAATCTCACATATTTAACACTAAAAATATGTCTGCATATAGCCATTTTTCAAATACAATTAATAACAAATATCTTGAGTTGAATAACGGTAAAGAAGTAGATATCAAAGTTCCCGATGCATTACTTAAATATTTTAAGGATAAAACGCTCAAATATAATCTAGACAAAAGGATATTCTATTATAAGCATATAACTAACAAATTAAAAGATATAAATAACAAACAGTGTCTAAAAGAATATGCTATCAATTCTAAAAAAAACAACGATGTTCTCGGATATAATATAGACGATACTGTATTTCTTACAAAAAAGTTCGGTTCTATTAGCAAATACGGGTATATTTATATAGCCTCTATTAAAAACGAATTTGGCAAATATCCTATTGCTTCAAAAATTATGATTAATAACCGCGTTAATCTGTTTGAAGCACAGATTAACTTGAAAATAACCGATAAAGTTATTAAAAATATGATATCAAGACATTTCATTCTAACTTACAAAGTTATTATCTGCGACAAAATATCCAATAAAAATTTGCCAGATATCGTTCTCAATAAGAAATACTATGTTTTATTAAATGAGCTCGCCCGAGGCGATTTGAAACAGCTCTGTAATAGTAAAATGTTCCTCAAAAATGATAGAGTACTATATAATGTATTTATACAGATAATGTTATCCATATCTACTTTTCATCATCTCGGATTTATTCACGGCGATTGTCATTGGGGCAATTTTCTATATCATATGAATTATAATGTAGTCAAAAATAGCTATCATCACTATAATATTTACGGCAAAAATTATTATCTAAAATCTTGCGAATACACTATGTATATTTATGATTTCGGTTTTGCCGAAAAAATCAAATCAGCCAAAATGTCCCTTATTGACTCCGACTATAGGAGATTGATAAACGCTTTCAGAAATAAAAAGATAGAACCGCGTTCCTGGATATCTGTAGATAACAACCTGCCATCTGATGAGGTAGGAGAATACGTCAAAACATTTAAAAAAGCGATTGATAACAATCGTCGCTCCGGTAGAAGCAGCGGAAGCGGTGATAGCAGCAGTTTGTATGAAAATAATAGCATATATTTAGAAAAATTAACGATTGATACAATTCTGCCAATATTATTAAAAGCTCCCGACAAAACATTCGTATCCAAATTACCTGTAAATGCCACGGTTATTAATAAAAAACCCTATTATATCAATAAAAAAATATTAATAAAAAGCTAATTTGCCAGACCAATCGCATCAATACGCGCATTAGCATCCACCGCATATTTTGCAGATAATTCGTCAATATATTCGGTCATCGTTTCAAAGCCGACATATATCATTTCGTCAATCTCTTTTTTAGTTATATGTAATCGCACTCCCTTCCTTGCAAATACTATATTCATCCCGCTTTTTAACACGAGATTTTGAGGACGATAGTAATTCGTATATTTACTATCTTGAATCTGCTTTAATAAAACCTCTTTTACTCTTAGCATATTTAATATCGTCATCAACTGTTTTACAATATATATGAAATTTATAGTTTTCACAGGAACAGGCTGTATTTTTTCATTATCTTTATACAAAAGCATACCCATTATATTCTCGCGAGGCACATCGGCGAATATTTTTATAGGAAAATTATTAGTCAATCCCCCGTCGTAATAATAATAATCGCCTATATTTATCGGTTTAAATAATAATGGTATAGACATAGAGGCGCAACACGCCTTATATACACAGGCATCGGGCGTTTTATCAATAGAAAAAATCTCGTTCTCGCAAGTATTTATATTCGTACAAGATATATACATATTTACTCCGAAAATTTTAGATAATTGCGCAAACGTAATAGTCTCTGATATATCCCCCGAATTATACTCATCTGGCTCTTCCATATCCTCCGTGTCCTCCGCGCCTTTCGTACCCTTCACGCCCTTACACCTATCTGCATATTTCCTTTTTATAATAATTTTTAAATGCTTAATCATCTCCTGTGTATCAAATAAACCTAATTCTGTTATTAATCTGATGTACCTTTTAATAGATAAAAAACATAACTCATTATCTTTCATACAATTATATAATACCTCTTCCATCTCATAAATAGTTAATTTAAAGGCAAACATAAGACCTATTAAAGAACCTACAGAACACCCAGCAATATGTTTTATATTCTTATGCATATTATTTAAATATAAGTATCTAAGAGCACCCACAAATATAACACCGCGCATACCACCCCCCGATAAAACTAAATGTGTAATATTAATATTCTCAATACTCTTCTCGCTCGCTGTACTCGTCTCGCTCTCTATACTCATTTTTAATTAAATAATATTATATATATTATACCCAAATATCGCATATATCTCTTAAATACCCTCTAATACCTCTAAATATGCGAATTGTATTCTTGGATACTTACTTTATAGTAGATAAGAGCCTCTTTGGATGCGTTGTTCTCTGCTTCCTTTTTAGTATTTCCAGTAGCCGTTGAAATAATGCTCCCGTTCTTATCCTTTATACAATATGTAAATATCCTAACATTATCCTTGACAGCTACGTTGAGCTCCTTGAATTGCGGTACATCCTGTAGAGAATGAAGCATATGAGACACAAGCATATCCTTGTAATTATTTTTAATTCTAATGAGTTCGCAAAAGTCTATGTAATTCTCTATTATATATACTATCCAAGATTCTACGACGAAATATCCCGCTCCCGAAGAGGGATTTATATTTATATTTGGAATAATAACATTATCGGCATCCGTCTGGAAATCCAAATAGAGTGCCCCCAAAAATGCCTCAAATATATCCTCCATAATTTTATAGTTATTCCTTCCACCAGATTCCTCTACCTGCTTAGATATAATGGCGAACTTCGGTAATCCTATTTTATCCGACAAATATCCGAGCATCTTTCCATTTACTATCTTCGTCCTAATTTTAGACAAGAATCCCTCATTTTGGTCTGGAAATCTATTATATAAATAATTCGTTACAATCATTCCTAATAGAGAGTCCCCCAGAAACTCTAACCTTTCATAAGACATATCTTGAAGAGGCAAACAATCGCTTGGACGATTCGCATTACTTTTCTCAAAATCTATGTTTTTCATAGTACAATAAGATTTGTGAACGAATGCAACGCGATATAAATTGATGTTCTTTATTTTTATATCGGCCAAGCCATTACTACTTAGCAATTTATATAAGTCCTCTTCGCTTAACAACGTATTTTTTGAATTATATGGTTGATTTTCCACATCAATCTCCATAGTTTTATTATGGATATTATCAATTCTTTTCATCCTGGTTTTATGGTTATATCTTGGTTATATCTATTTCTCAAAATATGAATATATCAATTTTTATATATATAAATATTAAATGTATTTTTCTTTTAAATAGAATAAGATAATAAATGAGTTATCTAGCTAATGATATAACAGCCCCCCTAATCCAAATAGATTCGGTTGCTATTGGGTTTCAATTGGATGGCGAAAGTGAAGCAAGAAATATCAATAGTTTAGATTTAAATAAAGATGAATTTCTGGCCGTAGGAGAGAAAACATATATTCCCGGCGATACTTCAAATACTAAATGGTCTCTTCTCGTTAATAGTCAGGGTACTTCGGTAAATGCTTCAAGAAACCTCGCACGCGAAAGTTTAACTCTTGATACTTCGCTATACGTAGATAAAAACATTCATTGTTCGGGTATTATTAAAGCAGCAGGGTTAGAGCTTAATAATATCAGAATTGACAATACTACAACTATAACAAGCAATTTAATCAGGGAGTTTATCGTTAAAACTAACGATCTCGTGGTATCTCAGCCTTTTCAAACAGGCTATATTACAAATTACAACAATCTCTATAATATTAATTATGATGTTAAAAATGTTTATACTCCAAACTTCGTTACCTTCGGAGGCCATATTGATACATTCAAAAATACACATCCTCTAAACATCGTCACCACTCCTAACAATAAATTCAACAGTATGCATATTTCTATAAGAAATGATACTAATAATGACGAAGAACCTTCAAGAATGTGTATTGGTATGATTGGTGGTAGCAATATATCTCCCGCTATTATTTCTACAACACGAGGAGTTCCGCTTGAATTTCACGTTAGCACTTATTCGGAAAGTATTAATACAGCCTATGGATCGAGAGCAATACCTCTATACAACTCCAATAATGTACCCACGATGACAATTGATGCCAATAATAATGTAGGCATCGGTACTAATAATACTTCTCAAAAAAACTATAATAAAAGGGTTCTTGTAAATAATAACATATCTACCGTGGAAAAAATCGGTAAATCTAAATTGGAAGTCAAAGGCTTATCTACATTTGACGACATATTATTGCACGATTACCAAACAAATACCTATAAACATCTTGATGATATATATATCCGCGGAACAGGCGTTGGGGTTCTCAACGCGACTCAAATAAATGGCGGAGATTTTACAGATTCTCTCTACAGATTTAATAATAATCTATCTGTCTCAAAGCTATTAAACGCAGGTGATGTCAATATCGCTAATAACGCGACGGTCGGATGTAATTTAACAACCGAATATTTAAATGTCAACGAACATTCAACTTTTGAAGGAACCGTAGAATTTAATGATGATGTTAATTTTAATAATGTCCAAAATATTAATATCAATAACCTCAATATAAATAATGACCTTTTCATCAATAATAAGCGCGTCACACCTCTCAATACAAATGATACTTTTACAGGGAACTTTGAAAAAAGCATAGTAGATGGTAGCAACTATATATTTGTTTATGTTAGCAGCAATATCGCTTCACTTGATGCCAACTGTAATGTTAATTTTCCTAATAAATTAGGAATTGGTCTGACAGATACCGACGGATTTGACGGTGTCCTAAATATTATAAAGAATGATAGAACGACGAGCAACAATTTTGACATATTACTAAAAAATACCTTGGGAAACAAGACATACGTCGCAAATATCGGAAGACTCTCGCGCCTTGATTATAACGACAACAGCTTGATATTTAACACGAACAAGGTACCTGGGAAAAATAACAACATATATTTTTATCCTTCTAGCGATTTATCCGCGCTTACTTCAAATCGCTATCTTCCAAATATTAAAAATACCCCGCCGACGCTATCTTTATTAAATGGCAAGGTCGGTATAAACAAATTGAATCCCGATAATCTTTTCGCCCTGGATATTGAAGGCAAAATAGCCGCCAACGATTACTATGTATCACAAGACAACAATTTTAAAAGAACCAGGAACTTTATTTATAATAATGGAAAAAACTTTTTCAATTTATACGATTCATCAACGGATAAGTTTTGTATCAATTATAACGAACTTATATCATTCGCATCGGATATGAGAGGTCTAAATGTTAAAAAAGGTATTAACGCCGATTTATATTATCAAAATAACATATTATTAGAAACCCTCCAAAAAGCGAGTTCGGCTGACAGTTTTTACACTAACAAGAATATATCCATAGGCTGGAACGGCGAAGCTAATGTTGTGCCTCTTCAAGTTAGAAACTTATACACGAACGATTATAATTATTCAACTATACGCATTTATAGAGGTGTAAGAGGTGGCGGGCTTTTTAATAACGCAGATTATAGTGGTATTGATATCTGTGAATATGACAGAGATATTAATCAAGACAGAAATAAAGAGAAGTGGTTCATTTATAAAAATCATAAATATAATGACCTTGACGCCAGAGATTATATGCGCGTCGGCCCTTTGCAAATTGGATACACCAATAAAACAATTGAGCCCACTTCATATGGTATGTCATTTTATTATGATACGATAAGTTCAAAATATCACATAGATGTTAATAACCCTAATGTATCATACGAAGACAAATCAGCTATGACAATATACGGCGACCTAAACGTTCACGGGAATGTTAATATTTTAGATAACGAAGGATGCAATTTTAATTTTACTATGAAAGCATTATCCTCTAATTTAAAGAGAGTAGACAGATATATCAATTATATATCTGGTGGTGGCGTTGATACCGGATATTCAGCATCTACAAATAAAATTGCTATGTCTATTGATATTTTGAGACCTAGAGAAAATGTTATAATAGACCCTGTTGAAAATCAGAAGATTCCTGTAATAATTAAAAATATGAATGATGATAATCCGGCTACGAAGTTTATTACTTATTCTAAGAGCAATATTTGCTATTCTATGATAGAATTAGCAATTTATAATAGCAACCTTCAATTAGTAGATGATGTCATAGATAAGCAAAACAATATCAGAAATGCCATTCAAATGAGCGTAGGTAATAATAATAGCAACACTTATCTTGATTTCAACGTTTATAACAACGATTCATACAAAAACTTTTTGCGATTTGTTAATATCGTGAGTGATAATGGTGATGCCAATAGTACTATAGCTCACTTGGGTCTCGGGACAGACAAGAGTTCTAATATCCTTTTTCATATTGATGGGAATGAAAAATACGGCCTTCAAATTACCAACAATAAATATCCGGCTTCTATCAATTTATTGAACTCCGAGGGAAAAAATATTTATCATACTATATCAGGCGGTGATCTTCAAAACAATCACAAATTTACTATTGATGTCTCTTCGGCAACCGTTGATGATCTAAATAACGAACCTGTTATGACAAATGTATTCACTATTGATGCCTTCCAATATAATGGGGAGAAACGCAGAGGAGCCCGATACGGATTCAACGAAGACTTTGCATCTAACATAAATCAGACCCTTGTAATTAAAAGCGATTATGATACAGTTCCTATGGCAATTACGAGCAGATACAGCTACGAATATATGTTTAATAGTACGGTTAAAATAGATTATGACAAAGTGCTATTTGATATATTGACATCTAATTGGAACAATAATTCTAAGACATATTTCAGTTTTTATAAACAGACTATAACAGAGTTGCCGGCAATAGATGCTAATAATAACGTTATCACTTCTAATAATCTACAAGACGATGGCTTCATATTCAAAACAAATAATCTAATATCAAGGAATCTCTCGTATATTACAGTACATTCTAATCTCACTTATCCGTATTTTTTCAGCAATTTAGATATTGATTATATACCTCTTAATAACCTAACATTTGACATAGAAACCGATAGTGTCAATGATAAATATGATTTATTCAAAGAAAACGATTTTTCCTTAGTGCCACAAGGCATATTTTACAGTAGCAACGACGATATTAAACCAAGCGATATTTCAGAAAAAATGCTTGCCGTCATTGATAGAGCCGTATTCAACGTCTATGATAGTAATATATTATTCAACTATGAATATATAAATAGATATATTATATCTGAAAACATATCGTGCAATATAGCTATTAGCGTTAGTTCAAATATTCAGACAATTGATAACAGCAACTATTTTAATATCAGCAACTATATAACAACAACTTTTGGAACTGCCAATCAGCCTTTTAATGCCCTTGAAAATGTAATGGAACATACCTATATGGATTATCATCAAAATGCTATTAATCTCAATGTAAAGTTTTTAGAATATTCCAACATATATTTAAATACATATACTACAAATGTTTTGAAATACAATTCTAATATAGCATATGATGGCGTATTTTATTCCGTCCATACAAATAGTTTAAATATTGCAACTTCCAACGTTATATTTGATGAGCTTTTTGAATTAAACACAGCATACCTGGTTATAACTTCAAATATTCAAGATAATAATATAATTTTTAGAACATCAAACTATTCTATAAACAACAACGCAAATGCAATACAGAGAAATATGGTTATCCAGAAATTTAGTTCAAATGTTTTCCAAGATACCTTTGATATTTTGGGTAATGCTATAAATAAAACCATAGTTATAGAAGAATATTTTAATAATTATTGTAATTATAAGTTGGAAGATATCAATATAGGTATTCGCAACTATAACTATAAAAATTATAAACCACACATCTCTTTAATAAATGATGTTGAGAAAAACGATAGTGTTTTTGAAGGACACGAAATATACAGCTACGATGGAGTATTTGAAATCAAATATGCTAACTCCACAAATAAGCAATTTGTCCCCCTCAAAATTGATAATATAGGTAATATGTTCATTAACGGTGGCATAGATATGAGAGGCGATTTGAGATTTGACGGACACATATACGACGCAAATGGCAACGATTTAATTGAGATACTTAATAAAAATTATTATAAAGAATATGAGATTAACTCTAGTAATATCCATTTTAATTCTTTAGGTTCAAATGGTCTTGAAATTAATTCTTATGCAAGCAATAGCCATATTGATTATAAGTTCTTTTATGTCAAGGACTATTTGTCTTCCAACGTAATTAACGATATTTTAGTATTACATAAATCTGAACTATTAAACAATACATATAATCTAGATTTATATGCAGATTTGTATATCAACTGTAATTTATATATAGAAGGCAATGGAAATAACCCATCATTATCAGTATTCCAAAAACAGAACCAAAATATTATACAAGCTGCCAATCTGGAACGCGAAGTTATGACAGTTGCCTATGACGGAAGTATTGGATTTGGTGTGCCGCAACCGCAAGGAGTCTTGCTAAATGCCCGACAGAATAACGTAGGCGTCAATATTATCTCAGCTTCTAATTTGAATCGCGAAGTTATGACAGTTGCCTATGATGGAAGTATAGGATTTGGTGTGCCGCAGCCACGAGGAGTCTTGCTAAATGCCCGACAGAATAATGTCGGTAGCAATATTATATCAGCATCTAATTTGGATAGAGAAGTCCTGACAGTTGCCTATGATGGAAGTATAGGATTTGGTGTGCCGCAACCGCGAGGAGTCTTGTTAAATGCACGACAGAATAATATCGCTAGCAATATTATATCGGCTTCTAATTTGGATAGGGAAGTATTAACAGTAGCCTATGATGGTAGCATCGGATTTGG